AGGCGCCGGTGCCGACGACGTTGGCGCCGGTGTTGTAGTCGGTGAGTTGGAAGGTGTTGGCGGCGACACCGGAGATAACGAAAATTCCGTTGGCGTTCAACGTTCCACCCAAACCGGAGATGATGACCACGTCACCGTTGGCGAACCCGTGCGCTGTCGCTGTAACCACCGGGGGTGTCGCGGCGGTGCAGCCGGTGATCGCCTTGATACCCGCGGTCGGCACGGTGTAGGTCATCAGCGCAGCCTGTATCGCCCCGGATGCGCCGAACCCGGTGGCATAGTTGATGGTTCCCAGCAACATAAAATTTCGGCCGGTCTCGAAAAGTGCGTTCGCCATTTACGTCTCCGTGTCTGCCTGTGGTGCAATAACGTGCGCCTGGCCGTTGGGTAGGAACACTTTCGGGCCCGCGACCTGTTGGGTGATCCAGTCTTGCGCTTTCGCTAGCATCTGCAGGGCCACCTGGGGCTCGGCGCCGTCCACGAGGATCTGCATTTGCCCGGTTTGCGGGTTCACATGTAGAACGACGGTGGCCATGTGGGGCCTTTCAATTGATCACTAAATCTGTGACGATCTTCCAATTGGATGCGATGGTCGAGTCGGCGGCGGTCAACCCTGACCGGTCGGGGATGATCCCCACGGCCGGTGTTGTGACCTGAACGGCGGCGGGCGCTGGTGCCACGACTTGAACTGGGACCGCCGGGGTTGCAGGCAAACCGACCGCGGGCACAGCGACCGAGACGACTTGAACGGCGGCCGCCGGTATTTCGACCGTGATAATGACGGTCGGCGCGCTCATGTCGCCGGTTTCCCGTCCCAGCGGGTAACTTGCCCGTTAGCTGGTACCACGTGGGTTGTGTCGGGCAGTGTGACCCGGCAGCGCCATAGAACACCTTTGGGGATCAGGTCGACCACTGTGGATGCGACCAGAACCGTTGCGTGGTTTCCGCTGACTGTGGCGGACGCGTTGACCGGTGGTGTGCTGTCGATGATCAAAACCACCGTGGTACCCGAGGCGTAGTTGACTGCGTTACCGAGGCTGTCCTGCCGCTGAAAGTCCACCGACAAATCGCGGCCGAGACTCAGCGGGAGAGTGAAGACCGCGGGCGGCGGATACAGGTCGGCCATCACTGTCCCCTACCTGAGCCCGTGTAGCTTGCGCATCGACGCGAGAATCGCTTTGGTGTCGCCACTTCCTGCGTCCGCGCGGGCCTTGCTGTACATGTCTTCGTAGTCGGACATGTTGGGACTCAGGTCGGCTGGATCGTCGCCGGGGAACACCGGGACCGCGACACATTCACAATGCTTGTGGTACTTCGTCGCGTCGGTGCCGCCAGCTCTAGCTGCCGACGCGTAGCCGCTGAACTTCGCATTGAGCTGCCGGGATGCCAGCAGGACGCAGAACGCGCACGGGTTCGGGCCCGCTGGTATCCGGATGTAGCGGGGCCGTACCGGATCCTTGGCGGCGTTCAGGGTGATCGTGTCCCGGCCGGGCTGCAGCACCAGGCGTTGCAACGCCCCATCCAACCGGGCGGGTACGCGTTCCTCGACGGGCAGATCGCTAGTGGTGGCGGCGGGCGCTGGTTCGGGGGCGTGGGCGGCTGGTTCGGGGCCGCCGAGGAATGCGCTTGTGACGATCTTGTCGAGCATCACCGGGGGCAGCTGCGGCGCCATACTCGCCGCGTACTGGCCGCCAACGTCGGCTGCTATGCGTTGCTCGTCGTAAAACTGTGCTGACACCGCTGCCGCGGACTGGCCGAACTGGTCCACAATGCCGCCAAAGAGTGTCCTGACCGCGCCCACAGCAGCCGGGTTGCCCCAGTCGACCTGGGGCCACAGCCCAGCTGTCCGAGCGCCGGCCAGCGTCACCACAGCCGCATTAATTGCGGCCTGCTGCCGGACTTGGGAGTTCAGGTCAGCCTGCTGTTGCACTATCCGTTGTCCTCTGCGAGTTCAAAGCCTGCAATGCGCCCGGCTGCTGCCCGTCCAACGCCTGCGGCGGAGCCGCTCCGGGTGTGGCCGGTGGTTTCAGCCCGGCGATAGCTTGACCGATCTGCGCGAGCCCTTGTTGACGCTTCATACCCTCCCGGATCCGGGCCCGCTGAACCGGCGACCACCCCAACGCGGCCAGGGCATCATCGGAATCGGGGGCAACCATCCCAGCTCCAACCATGGAGACCACGTTGACGGTGTCGGCGGACGGTGTCGGAATGCCAAACGGCCCCCAATCGGTTTCCATCTGATCAGCTGATGCCGTCCACTCGCCGGCCATCTTCAAAGCCATCGACATCAGCTTTTCCCAGTCGTTGCCGTACGGCTTCGCTAGTCGTTCCGCGATCGTGGCCAAACGGAAATCCGACATGCGGATCGCGTCAGCTGATGCCGGGTTGCCATCGGAGAAGATCCCCAAATATTGGGGGGCTAGGCCGCTGATGCCGCAGAAAATGGAGCGTTCCTGGTTGAGGCTGCTGATAAACCCGTCCGGTGATTCGCCGGCTATCCGCTGCACGGTGGGAAGGTTGCCGTTTGCGTCGGCCTCAATGGTGCTGATACGGCCGATGTAGGTTTCCCACGCCGACGCTTTGGTGCCATCTTTCTTCATGAACGCTTCCTCGGAGACGCCCAGAACATAAACTTTGGCTGTCGCGAAGAACTCCCCAGCGATTTCCATTCGGACCAAAGTGCGGGCCGCCCGGTCCTGTGTGTTCCGCCAGGCCGCGTTCATTTCCGACTGCCCGCGTAGCCGCTCGTGGAACTGCGGTCGGGGCGTGAACTGAACCACGGGAACCCAATGCTGCTGGTGGTCGTTGCGGTCGGCCACAATCCAGCCGTTGGGGGTTGTGTTCAGCTGAATGGTGGCATCCCGCGTGTACAGGGTGGCCAGCTGGCGGCCGTAGGTGTCCGACGTCGGATCCAGGTCCATGTAAATCTGGTAGGCCGCCGAGATTTCCCGGCGCATGGGATTCCACGACGCTGTCATGTTCAACGCTGATTCTGTGGTGATCACCGGGATACCGGAGCTGTCGTCGCCGTCGTTGTCGTTTTTACCGACGATCGCGTACGTCCACCCGGACACCATTGCTTGCTCATGAAGCAGCGGGGCCTCAGCGTCCAAGTTGTTGTGCTGCCAAATCTCCTGCACGGCGCTATCGATGGTGGTCGCGTTCGGCATCCGGAAGCCTTGGACATTCAGCCGTTCGCTGCGGGCCTCCACCGCGGTCCTGCACCAGCCCAAAATAGCGCGTAAAGGTTCGAGCTCGGGCGGGGTTGAGATCCCCAACGACGGAACGATATTCAGGCCGTTGTAATACTGCTCCGACAGCTGTACATGATTCCGGGTATTGCTTTCGAGGAGCCGCATCGACATCCACGACATGATCCGCCGTTCAATATCGGACAGATCCGAGCCGACGTTCGGGGCGAACAACAGGCTAGGGATCAGGTCGCCGGTGTCCTGCAGCGTGATCAGGGCGTTAGGCGGCAGAATCGGCTGAGTCAAAACCGGCCCTCCGCTCCCCTAGTAGGTGACGACACGGCCTTTACCGGGAACCCGGCCTTTTTGGTCTATGTTGTTCAGCGCGTACCACATCATTCGGGCGCCGACCATGCACACCGCGGCATCCACTTTCTGCCGCGACGTGCGGTGTTTCTTCCCGATACCGGTGCCGAACTTGTTCTCCCGGAGTCTGGCGTTCAACACGTGCTGGCGCGCCAAAACCCCGATACCGCCCACAATCCGGCCGTCGGGGCGTCGGAAGCTGTGAAACAGTCTTTGGTCACCTAAATCGGTTTTGGTGCGCCCGCACGCGTCGGTGTGAAGTTTCAAATGCATCGGGTTGCTCATGTCCCAGTTGACCAGGTGCTGATAGGGTCCGGTCTTCACTGCCGGGAGCCTGCGCAGTTTGCTGCGGTAGTCGTGCGCCCAGCCGTCCAAATACGCTTCCCAGTATCGTTCGCCAGTTTCGCTGTCGCGGGCATGCGACGGGTCGAACCACAGGCCCCATACGTCATAGGTATCGAGGCATTTCCGCATCGCGATATCGACCTTGGCGCGGTCCACCGGCAGCGGAATCTCGCGGTTGCCCTCTTTGATTTTCTCCGGAACCCATATGCCGACCGGGAAAATCATGCCGTCGGCCAGCCGCAACCCGACCGCGGCCGTGTGGTCGTCGGACTTGGAGCCGTCCCCGAAAATCAGGATCGCGTCGCCGGGCTCCGGTTTCTCATCCCGATAACACCGGTCGAACTCCTGCGGCGTCGTCCACGCGTCCGAGGTCGCCGTGATCTGGTTGTACCACTTCCTGCGCGACTCACTCGGGGTGTTCGACCCATTCAAAATGCTTTCGACCAGCGTAGGAATATCCAGCCAAGTCGAATCGCCCCGGATCACCTCCAGAACACCCGGCGCTGCCGCCTCCGTCAACGGGGCCGACGCCGGCGCCTCTAAACTGTCATACATCAGCCCGAACGACCGGGCCCGCGGCCCATGCTCGGCGGTGGCCTGCGTCGCCTCCCACGCCTCCCGCGTCCGCTCCGCCACAGAATCCTGCCCCGGCCGGAACGCGTTCTCGATATCGAGGATGCGGCCCTTCATTTTCGTGGCGTTACCATCTATCGCCCCAGCTAAATCGTGGCCTTGCGTGCGATCCGTCCAGTTCTGCGGCTCATTCCGGATGGCCTGAGTCACGCGGTTGCCCTCGATCGCCGCCCAGTTCGACGAGGTCGCCTCAATCTGCCGGGAATCCCCCAAACCCCACACATTGCCGCGGCCAACCTGAATACCGAAACGGCGGATAGCGTTCTGCTCGCCGTCATTCTTCAACATGATCGGAAACAGCTTCATCGTATTCGCGGTCTGATTCTTGGAAACCGCGGTGATCTGCACCCACGCCGCTTCCTCATCCCGGCCGACCGGCTGCCCGTCCTTCCAATGGTCGAACACGGTGGGCCCGAACGCCCTAAAACACGAGAATGCGCACGCCCACGGATCCTTCCCCCACCCTTTGATCCGCTGCAAAACCGCTTGCCGATGCAGAATCTTGCCGTCGCCGTCGATCGCGTCATACCACAGCGCGAACCGGGCCTGCTCATGGGTGAACTGCCATTCCTGCCCGCGACTATCCCGC